CCCCCCCCACCCCCCAAATCGCGGCCGGCCCCCTCGACCAGAGGGGTGTTCTTCCGTCCGGTACATGCCCTTCACGCCCAAGCCCCCCGCCTGCCGGGTCGGCCGAACCTGTCCTCGTCGAAACGGGTCAGGGTCTGGGAAGGCGGGTCAGGGGTGTCTGAGAGCGCTGGCGTCGAACTGCGGAACTACGCGGGGCCAGTGGCTCGTGCGTACGAGCACAACCGGGCTCCGGTGTCCGTCATCGTCGGTCCAACTGGTGGGGGGAAGTCGCAGGCCTCGGCCCGGCGCATCCTCCGCGTCGCTCTCATGCAGCACCCTAGTCCAAAGGACGGGGTGCGCAAGTGCCGCATCACCTGCGTGGCGCCGACCTATCGCATCCTCTGGGACACGGCGATCCAGAGCTACCTGAAGGTGTTTCCCAAGAGCTGGGGGAGGTGGACCGGCGCCAAGGGCGACCCGGCCGAGCACATCTTCGAGATTAGTTTCGGCGGCGCGCGGCTGCACATCGAGGTGATCTTCCGCGCGCTGCGCGAGGAGAGCGCGGAGGAGTTCGTGCGCGGGCGGGAGACCACGGGGTGGTGGTTCCCCGAGATGGACACCATGCCGGCCGAGGATCTGCTGTCGCTGGCCATCAACCGGGTGGGCCGCTATCCCGAGCCCGACGACAGGTGGGACCCCGACAATCCCGCCCATGCCGCGGTGATCGCCGCCAACGGCTGGCCGCCGGCCTGGAAGGGCGTGTTCGGCGACGCCAACGCCCCGGTCATGGGCGCCTGGTTCCATGACCGCTTCTACCTGCGGCGGGAGAACCGCGACGGCTTCTACGTGCAGCCGGCCGCCCTGCTGGGCAGCAGCAAGGATGGCTACACGCCCAACCCGCAGGCCGAGAACCTGCACAATCTGCGGCGGATCGACCCGGATTATTACATGAACATGGCGGCGAAAATGTCGGATTACGACATCGCCCGCCTGCTGCAGTGCTTGCCGGGCTGGCCGCGCAACGGAAAGCCCGTGTACGAGGACTTCCGCGATGGCTGGCACGTCTCGAACGGCGTGCTGGTCCCCGAACGCGGGCGCAAGGTGATCATCGGCGCCGACGCCGGCATGACCTTCAAGCCCGCCGCGACTTTCAGCCAGCTGAGCTTCACGGGGCAGCGGCGCGTGCTGGATGAGATCTCGCCCATCGGCCGGGCGCTCGATATCGACGAGTTCTGCGGCGAGATACGCCGCAAGTTGGACACCGAGTTCGCTGGGTGCACGGAAGCGGAGATCACTGTCGATCCCGCCGCCAAGGCCGGCGTGATCTTCAACCGGTCGATCAGCCACGCCCAGTACATCCAGGCAAAGACCCGGATCGCCACGCGACTGGCGCCAAGCAACAAGCCCGAGGTGCGCATGGGCGCGGTGACCTCGCGCCTGAAGGCCACCTCGGGCGGCGGACAGCCGGCCCTGTTGATCAGCAGCAGGGCGACTGGCCTGATCGGGGCCTATAGCGGCGGCTACCACTTCGCCAAGTCGGGAAGCGTCTACCGGCCGTTGCCGGAAAAGAACGAGCACAGCCACGAGGCCGATGCCGATCAGTACGCCGAGTTGGGCGTCAGCGGCCTGGGCAGCATGGCCGGAGGTTTTATCCCCCCCTCGGCGGCGGCCTCGCACAATGGCCCAGGTGTCATCCTAGACTAGGGCCAGGCGATGAAAATTCAGGGCGATCCCGACCACCCCGTGCCGACCATGGCGGTAACCGCCGCGGGCGACGACGTGGCCTATACCGACGTGGCAGGCTATCCGACGACGGCGACGGTGCTGCAGGTCTCGAGCGGCGTGGTGTCGGCGGCGCCTGCGGTGGCGACGCTGCCTGGGTCACTGGGGGTGACCGCCTATCTGACCGGCTTCGACATCAGCGGCGCGGGCGCCACGGGCGCCGGCGTAGTGGTGGCGACGATCGCGGGCCTGAGGGGTGGTGCACGGACCATCGTGGTGGCCGTGCCGGCGGGGGTGACGGCGGCGCTGCCGCCCGTCGTCCAGCGCTTCGACCCGCCGCTGGTGGCGGCTGGCGAGAACACCGCCATCGTGATCACCGTGCCGTCGCTGGGGGTGGGCAATACGCACGCTTGCGTCAATGCCCAGGGCTTCGCCGCCTGATGCGTGCTTTCCGCCCCCATCGCGCGCCCGTCCAGCGGGTAATGCGCACCGGAGACGGCAGCGTCGGCCAGGTCTATTCCCTGAACTTCAGTCGCGGGACCGGCCTGCAGTGGCGCGTTGGCGGGATCAACGTCGCTGGCGCCAACGATCCGACCTACACCGCGCAAGCGGCGGACGAAGGCAAGGTCGTCTCGGTGCTGGATCTGTTCGGCGAGCATGCGATCGAAGTGCGGGCCGCCGGCCCGGTACTGGCCGCGCCTATCCTGGTGGAGGGCTTCAACGCCACGACGGGGTGGACGGCCAGCGCCGGGGCGGTTCTGACGGCTGACGGGGCCAGCAAGGTGCAGGGCGCCGCCAGCCTGCAGATCGCCGGCACGGGCACGACCTCGCCCAAGGCGACCAAGGCCAGCATCGGGGCGTGGACGCCCTCGGAACTGGGCGTTCTGGCCTGGTGGTTCCGCCTGGAGACCGATCCCAACAAGCAAAGCACCTCGTCGGTGCGTTGCTGTTTCGTCGACGAGGCGGCGACCGAACACTGGATCTCGGGCGTGAGCGGCACGCCGGCCCTTTACCAGACGCCCGCGGCGCTGTTCGTCGGCGACTACTGGCACGCCTATCACATCAGCGACCTGCCGGCCCTGGCCAGCCAGGGCGCCCAGACGCTGGGCCTGGCCGTCACCGCCGCCAGCAACGTGCCCAGCAATGCGGCCGTGCGGGTTGACGCTCTGATGGCCAAGGCGGGTGGTCGGCCGACCGTGATCATCGGTTTCGACGACTGCTACGCCACCCAGTTCACCCTGGGCCTGGAGATCCTGAAGGCGCGGGGCCTGAAGGCCAGCGCCCATGTCGCACAGGGCTATGTGGGCGGTTCGGGCCGCATGACCCGCGACCAGCTGGACGTGCTCTATCGCGATCACGGCTGGGACCTGTGCGCCAACAGCACCGACGACGGACCCTTCACCGGCAAGGGCAGCGTGGCGGCCGCCGTGGCCGACCTGGTCGCCGATCGCCAGTATCTGCGCGACAACGGCTGGGATCGCGGCGCGGACTTCGGCTGCTATCCCAACGGCGCGATCGCGACGAATGGCGCGCGGGTTCTGGTGAACAGTGTGACGTCCACGGGAGATGAAAACATCGTCCTGGGCGCGGCGTCGCCTACGGTCCAGGCAGGCTGGGAGGTGGAGGGCTACAACGTGCCGTCCGGCACGACCGTCCTGGCTGTCACCGACAGCACGCACTTCTCGCTGTCGGACGATGTTCCGGCGCAGACCAAGCCCATGTCGTTCACCGCCCCGGCGCCTTTCGGCGTGGGCAAGTTGCAGGCGGCCCTTATCGCCGCCGGCTTCAGGCAGATGCGCACGACCCTGAACCGGGGGCACGTGCACACGCGCTTCGGCTGGGCCTGGCACTGGATGCTGTTCCACGGCAACGCCACCAGCGGCCTGACCATCGCCGCATTCCAGGCCCTGGTCGACAAGACCATCCAGCTGGGCGGCACGCTGGAGCTCTACACCCATGGCCTGGTGGCGGGCGGCGGAGGCGGGCACACCGATCCGGCCTTCTACGCCCAGGCGATGGACTACGTCGCCGCCAAGCGAGACGCTGGCCAGCTGGACGTGCTGACCAAGTCGGAGCTGTGGGCGCGCGATGGTCGTTCCAGCGTGCCGGTCTAGCGCCTGGAGACCTAACCCCCCCGCCTTCCTTCCTGCCCGAAGCTCTGTCGCATGAGCTTCCTCCGCGCCCCGAAGGCCCCCGATCCGCAGGCGACGCCCGACCCGGCCGACGCCGCCAACCGCGTAAACGACGCCCGGCGCCGCCGCGTGCTGGGCGGCGGACGCAACGCCACCGTGCTGGGCCAGATGGTCGAGGGCGCATCGGCGGGCGGGGGCAGCCCCCGCACGCTGACCGGCCTGAACCCCGGCGGCTGAGCGGAGGGCGGGGCGTGGCCGAAGACTTCAAGGCGATCCGTCGCGAGTGGGACCACCTGCAGACCTTGCGCGCCACGCGGGACAGCGAAATGCAGCAGATCGCCGACGTGTTCATGCCGCGCAAGTCGTTCATCTGCACGCCCCAGCAGGGCCAGCTGCGGCCGCGCATGGTCACCACCAGCAAGCCGATAGAGTGCCTGAACCGCAGCGCGGCCATGCTGGTGGGCTATCTGATCGACCCTACGCGGCCGAACATCCTGCCCAACGTCGATCGAGGCCTGGTCGCGGCCGGTCGCCAGACCGAGCTGGATAGCGAGAGCCGCGACTACCTGACCGCCACCGGCTGGACCATCCATGACCGCATGATGCTGGCCCAGAGCAAGTTCTTCGCCAGCCTGGCGCGCGTGGCGCTGGAAATGGTGGGTTTCGGCACGGGCGTTCTATGGACGGGGCGCAAGCGCGGCTTTGGGCCGATCTACGCCGCCAGGCCGCTTCGCAACTGCTGGATCGCGGAAGACGAGGAACAGGTGGTCGACACTCTGTTCTTCCGCTGGACCATGCCGGCCTGGAAGGTGGTGGAGAAGTACCCGGAGGCGGTCAAGGTCGAGAAGTTGGCCAAGATGGCCAGCGACGAGAAGACCCAACAGGCGGCGGTCACCTTGCTGCATGCCGTGCGTCCGCGCATCGGCGGCGAGGTCGGCGCCTTCGCCGGCCGCAAGCCCTGGGCCAGCGTGGTGATCGCGCCGGACTTTGACGGCGGCGTGCTTGAGATCGGCGGCTTCGACAGCTTCCCCTTCGCCGTGCCGCGCCTGGGCGTCGAGGAGGGTAGCGCCTACGGCACGGGCCTGGCCTGGCGGGCGCTGCCGACGGCGCTGGTGCTGAATGACCTGCAGGGCAGCGTCGAGCGCGGCGTGGCGGGCCGGGTTGAGCCGGCGATGTTCGCGCCCAGCCGCTTCCTGACCAAGGCGCTGGATCGTCGCCGGGGCGCCGTCAACTATTATGACGAGAGCGGCCTGGGCTTTCAGAACCTGAAAGACGCGATCCAGTACCTGCAGCAGGGCGGCGATGTGGGCATCGGCGTCGACTACATGAAGATGCTCGGCCTGGACCTGGAAGAGGTGTTCCTGACCGACTGGATGAAGCTGCGCGAGAACGGCAACGTCACAGCCGAAGAGATCATCGAGCGTCGCAACCTGCGCACCCGATCGCTGGTGGCCTATGTGCCCAGTGTCGATCGCGACCTGATGGGCGTGACCGCCGACCGCACGCTTGAGGCCATGGTCGCTGAGGACCAGCTGCCGGTGACCCCCGACCAGTTGGATGGCGTGGAGGTCGACTGGGAGTACGGTGGCCCTCTGGCCGTCGCCCAGCAGCAGGGGCAGAAAGACGCCGTACGCGAGCTGCTGGGTGTGGCCCAGATCGCTGTCAACCTGGATCCCGAAAGCGTCGACGTGCTGGCCCTGGACGAGGGTCTGCGCGCCGTGGCCGAAGCCGTGGCGGCGCCCGCCGGCCTGCTGCGCAGCCGCGCCGACGTGGACGCCCGCCGACAGGCGCGCCGAGAGGCCGAGGCGGCGCAGCGTGAGGCAGAGATGGCAGCCCAGGCCGGGGCCGCGGTGCGTGACGCCGCCCAGGGCGTCAATAGCCTGGCGCAGGCCGCGCAGGGCGACATGAGTATGGCGGCCTGACGATGGACCAGATCACCGCCGCCAACGCCGAGGACATGCTGCGTCGTAACGACGCCGCCGAGATGCGGGCGGCCTATGCCCGCATTCCGCCCGTGGTGCTGCTGTCGATCATGGAAATCGCAGGGATCGGCATGCGGCGGCCTACCAACCTGAGCGCTGAGGGCAACGCCTATGAGAACGGCATGCAGGCGCTGGCCATCGAAATTCTGGAGCGTGCGGGCTTCGACGCGACGTCGATCCGCTGCGCCCTGATCACCGGTTTGCTGAAAGGGAAAGACCATGAGCGACACGACGATGAACGGCGGCCAATCCTCGACGCCGGCGGGGGGTACGAGCCAAACCCAGAATACTGACCAGGGCGTTGGCGGCGGCCAGCAGCAGCAACAACAGCAGCAGCAGCCGGCGGCCAAGTGGTTCGAGGCGCTGCCCGAGGCCATGCGCCAGGACCACAGCGTCACCAAGTACGACAGCCTGGAAAAGATGGTCGAGGGGCACCAGCACGCGCTCAAGCGCCTGGGCACGCCCGCCGAGCGCCTTCTGGCCCTGCCTGAGAAGATGGACGAGCCCGGCGCCCTGGATGAGATCTTCGGCAAGCTGGGGCGGCCCGACGCGCCGGAGGGCTATCAGCTGACCCTGGCCGACAACGCCAGTGACGCCGACCGGCAGTTCGTCGAGGGCTTCCGCGCCGTGGCGCACAAGGCGGGCCTGTCGCAAGGCCAGATGGTGGCGGCGGTCGGCTATCTGAACGAGGTGACCGGCCAGGCGATGCAGGCTCAGCAAGCCGCCGACGAGGCCGCGTCGCGCCAGTGCCGCGCCGAGCTGGACAAGGCCTGGGGAGGCAAGGCCAAGGTCTATGACGCCGAAATCCCCCGGCTGCTGGGCGAGTTGGACACCAAGCTGAACCTGGGCGGCGGCTTGGTCGACGAGCTGAACGCCAACGGCCTGGCCAACAGCCCCAAGCTGCTGCAGGTGCTGGCGGCGATCACCGACATGCGCGCCGAGCCCGGCGTGCTGCCGGGTGCTGGTAACGGGGGCGGCGGTGACGGTCGCGGCATGACGCCGGCCGAGGCGCAGTCGACGCTGAACGCCCGCAACGCTGACGGGGAGTGGATGAAAGCCCTGCGCGACAGGAACCACCCGCGACACGCCGAAGTGCTGGCCGAGCGCCAGCGTCTGCTGGGGTTCGTCAATCCGCCGAAGGCGGCTTGACCGGCGCTGCAAATCAGCGCAGCCGTATCCATGTTCGGCGACCCTTCGGGGTCGCCGGTTCGGCCGACCGGCGGATACCGCGTTTCTGACGCGCCCGTTTGGAGCCGAGGCCCGCGGGGCCTAAAGCCGAAGTCTCGCGCCCGGACACGAAGCCGGGGACCGCTGGCGATCAAACCCACACCCTTTGATCGACGCCATGCGCGCGGCTGAACGCCTGCGCTGGCCGCAGCGAGGTCCGCCATGGACAAGAGCCAAATTTCGCAGAACGACGTCGACGGCTTCAAGGCCAACCTGAACCTGTCGCCGCAGCAAGAAGACAGCATTTACGTCAACGCTGTCACCAGCGACCTGAGCCACAGCAAGGACGGAAAGCTGTTCAACGCCGACGACGTGGGCACCAGCGATCCGGTGGATGACGACGAGATCGTCGGCGACAGCCCTGAAGGCCTGGTCGAGCAGACCCGCCGCGTCGGCGCCTTCAAGGGCATGAAGGATGGCAAGTTCGTCGATCCTGCCGCCGTCGCCAACCAGCTGGTCGATCCGACGGGCGAGGTCATCATGGCCATGACGGCGGGCAAGTGGCGCGCCTATGACCGCACCATCCGCAACACCTTTTTCGCGCCGGCGCGCTGGGGCGAGAGCGGTGAAAACTCGAAGGCGTTCCCGTCCAGCCAGATCATCGCCGCGAACAGCCGCAAGTTCGTCCACCAGGACGAGGTGGTCGCTGGTTCAGGCGATCTGCCGATCACCATCGGCAAGCTGCTCCAAGCGAAGGCGATGCTCGCCAAGGGGTACGTGAAGGGCAAGCGCTACATCGCCTGCGACAGCGACGACATCAGTCAGCTGCTGACGACCGTGCCGGCCGGCAGCGCGGACTACGCCAAAATCAAGCGCCTGGAGGAAGGCGAAATCGATAACTTCATGGGGTTCACCTTCCTGAAGGACGAGGATCTGCTGAGCCTGGAAAGCGACACCACGATCCGCCGCCTTCCCGTCTGGGTCGACAAGGCCATGATCTTCAAGGCCCGCAGCATCGTGGATGCGCGGATCAGCGAGCGCGCCGACAAGTCCTACGCCACCTATGCTTTCTACAAGGCCCAGCGCGGCGCCGCCCGCCGCTACGACAAGGGCGTCATCGAGATGCGGGTCAAGAAACCCGCCTGAGCCTGACAGCCGGCCGGGGCTTCGCGCCCCGGTCCATCGCCATTCGGGCCTGAAGCCCGCCCGGCGCGCCGGGGACCTGAAGAGACAAGACCATGACCAAGCGTTACGGCACCATCGCCGGGGCGGCTCGCCAGTCGGACGGCTGGGCCGGCCAGAACCCGGCTCACTACAACGGCCGGATCGTCACCCTGGTGGACGACACCATTGAGCTGGCGGCCGCGCCGGCCGCCGATACGGTGAGCGCCGCCGTCCTGGCCTGGGACACCATCATCGACCCGTACGGCAGCGATTTCAGCTTCGACGACCTGGGCACGGGCAACACCCTGAGCCTGGGCGACGTGACCTATCCCAACGCCCTGTGCAACGCCCAGGACGTGGCCACGGCGCCCGGCACGGCCAAGGCCCTGAAGACCGTCGACATCGCCAACTACTTCAAGCCCCTGTGGCAGATCCTGGGCTATGCCGACATCGAGGCCGCCCGCGCCGTCGGCCAGCGCTGCGAGCTGCTGTTCACGATCAACGCGGCGGCCGCCACGGGCACCCTGACCTGGCGGCTGAAGGGCTCGCCCCAGTAACCCCCTTCGCCCCGGCCTGCCGCGTCGCTCTCAACTTCGCGACGCCGGGGCGGAACAGACGGGGCGGCCTTGTTCCCTTGGGCCGCCCCGTCGCCATGTTCGAGAGGTCGCCATGCCCAGCCGCGAAAGCGTCGTGAACGGAGCCCTGCGGTGGCTGGGCGAGGAGTTGACCGAAACCCTGGACGTGAGCGTGGCGCGCGAGGCGGTGCGCAAGGTGCTGGCGTTCATGGACAAGGCGCGCGATCGGGTGCTGGTCGCCCAGGACTGGCTGGATGCGCGGGATTATCTGACGCTGCAGCCTTCGGCCGTGCCGGGCAACTGGCGATGGCCAGTGTGTTACCTGTTGCCGGCCGACGCGCTGATGGTGCGCGAAGTGGCCGGTTGCGGCGCCTGGGAGCGCGGCGTGGTCAGGGATTTCGCCACGGGGGCCGAGCAGCGCGTGATCCGGGCCTTGGGCTCGGCGGAGGCGCGCGTTGTGGTGACGCGGCGGATCGACTGGGCGGCAATGCCGACCTATCTGGACGACGCGCTGGAGTTGACCCTGGCGGCCATGGCCTGCCTGTCGGTGAACGGTGACGAGGGTAAGATGGCGCGGCTGGAGAAGAGCGCCCGCGAGGCCATCGGCGACGCCCTGGGCAAGGACGGCGTGCAGACCGTGCCCATCGACCCCTTCTTGCCCGACCCCTACGGGGCGTTGCGCCGCTCGGCGAGCTAACCCCCCCGCCTGCGCCCGCGCGGGAAGCTGGGGCATGGCCAAGCACATCGGGTGGAAAAACAGGTTCAACGCCGGCGAGCTGTCGGACGAGGCCTGGTCGAACAGCGACCTGCAGCAACACGCCAACGGCGTGGCGATGGCGCTGAACGGAATGCCGCGTGCCCAGGGGCCGATGGCCAAGCGCTACGGCTTCTGGTTCGCGGGGTTGTGCCGCAACCAGTTGACGGCGACCAGGCCCATTCCCCTGCGCCGATCTGTCGATGATGCCTACATGGTCGAGCTGGCCGACGGGGTGGCGCGGGTGCGCGACGCCCTGGGCGCGCCGGTGCTGGTGGCGGGCGTGCCTTTGGAGTTCGCCAGTCCCTTCGCCGCGGCCGACCTAGCGGGGCTGCGGTGGGTGCAGACGGGCGACGTTGTGGTGTTCTTCCATGCCGACGGGCGCCGGCCGCGGCGTCTGCTGCGCGGGGCGGACGGGACGTGGAGCTTCGCCGTCTACAGCTTCGACAACGGTCCGTGGCGGACAGAGAACCTGGACGACACCTTCACCATCGCCGCGAGCGCGATCCGTGGCGCAGTGACGCTGACGGCAAGCAAGGAGCTGTTCCAGCCGGGCATGGTGGGCACGCGGTTTCGCCTGCGCAGCCCGCAGGGCAGCATCGGCCTGAACACCTGGGCGCCGGACGTCGATCCCCAGGACCGCGAACTGTATCTGGCCAACGGCCGCGCCTACTACACCAGCACCAGCAACGGCAGCACCAAGACCGGCACCACCATGCCGATCCACGAAAAGGGCACGGTGAGCGACGGCAACCTGCCGTGGACCTTCCTGCACGACGGCGCGGGGGTGGTGGAGATCACCGCCGTGACCGATGCATTCACCGCCTCGGCGACCGTGATCCGTACGCTGCCCTATCAGGCGACCAAGACCTATGATCCCGCGTCGACCTATGCGTTCGACGCCACCAGCAGCTGGGCCGAGGCGGCCTATAGCGACTATCGAGGATGGCCGACGGCCTGGCCGGCGGTGCGCGAGGAGCGCCTGGTGGTGGCCGGCAACGCCAGCGAGCCCGACAAGTTCGACGCCAGCCGCACCGCGGGGTTCGACACCGCCAAGGCCGACTTCACCCCCGGCCTTGGCACGGGGCGGGTGGTCGACGACGACGCCGTGCGCGGCTTCTGCGGCGACGAAAGCAGCAAGGTGGCGTGGCTGATCAGCGCGGGCCAGTTGCTGGCGGGGACGCACGCGGGCGAGAACGTGATCGCCGGCGCCACCCTGGACGAGCCCCTGACGCCCGAGGGGCGCAAGGTTCGCGGTCTGACCGACTATGGCTCCCAGCCCGGCGCGGCGCCGGTGAAGGCCCATGATGCGGTGCTGTTCGTGGCGCGTGGCGGGCAGACCCTGCGCGAACTGGTGGTCAGTGGCGAGTTGTCGGTGGCTGGCGGGGACCTGTCGTTCCTGGCCGAGCACATCGCCGGGCGCGGCGTGGCGGAGTTGGCCTGGACGGGCGAGCCGGACAACATGCTGTGGGCGCGCCTGGATGATGGCGGCTTGGCTGGGTTTCTGTATCACCGCGAACAGCGGGCTTTCGGCTGGGCCCGGCAGGCGCTGGCCGCCAGGGTCGCCGACGAGGCCGACGCCTCGCCCTGGACGGTGGAATACATCGCCGCCCTGCCGGGGGCGCAGGGCCGCACGGCGCTGTGGCTGCATGTGATGCGCGTCAAGAACGGCGCGCCCCAGCGCATGATCCTGATCCAGTCGGGGCGGCGCGAGACGATGCGGCTGGACGCGGCCGGGCGCTATGCCGGCGCGCCTGTCAATGCGGTGGCGGGCCTGGACCACCTGGCCGGCGAGACGGTGACCCTGATGGCGCGCGACGCCCAGGGGCGCTGGGCGCAGTATCGCGACTGCCTGGTCAGCGATGCGGGCGTGGCGACCCTGCCTGGTGATCGTACCTCGGGCGAGATCGTGGGCGGCCTGCCTTACCTATGGCGGGTGGAGGGGCTGCCGCTGGATCTTTCCGGCCCGGGAACGACGCAGGGGTCTCGCACGCGGGTGGTCGCGACCATGGTGGTGATGAAGGCGGTCACCGGCCGGGCCGGCACGATGATCGACGGTGACCCGCCCAGCCCCCTGGACCCGTTCGGCCTGCGGGGCCTGGATGAGACCAGCGGCCTGGTCGAAAAGCGCATGGCCGTGAAGGTGACCAACATGGCCGGGGCCAGTCGCGATCCACGCTGGGTGGTCGAGGACGACAGCGGCTTCGACGCGGTGCTGCACGCCCTGCGTCCGGTGGGCTACGCCAATGACTGATCTGGCGCTGCGCGCTTACGCCTATGCCGACGAGCTGCTGGTGGCCGCCCGCGAGGACTTCGCCGAGCAGATCGGCCGCGAAGGCGGCTTCGTGCCGGAAGGGCCGAAATGGACGGTGATGGCCGGCGGCCAGGTGGTGGGCGTGGCGGGGCTGGAGCATCAGGGCGGCCAGCGGTGGAGCGCGTGGGCTTACATGGCGCCGCTGGGGCCGCGTCAGTGGCTGGCGGCGGGAAGGATGGCGCGCGAGCGCTTGACGGGCCTGGAATGGCTGGCGCGGCGCATCCTGGCCGTGCCCACGCCCGATCCCAAGCATCATGCCGCCGCTGTGCGGCTTCTGAAGCGTATCGGCTTCGTCGAGGTCGGCGAGCCCTACATGGTCTGGGAGGGGTGACGTGGACCCGACGATGATCACGGCCGGGATCTCGGCCATTGGCAACATGCTGGGGGGCGTTGGCCAGTTCGCCGCCAGCCGCGGGCGCGCCCGGGCCCTGCGCGCGGCCGGCCTGCAGGCCAGGCGCGAGGCGGGGATCGAGGCCGGGATCGCCCTGGAAGAGGGCGACCGCGCCGCGGCTTCGGCGGCCGTGCAGGCGGCGGCCGGCGGCGGCGGGCTGACGGGCAGCGCGATCACGGCCCTGGACGACCTGGCTGGCAGCGCGATGTTCAATGCCCGCAGCGCCATCTATCGCGGCGTCGCCGAGGGGCGGAACCTGGATTACGAGGCCAAGGTGGCCAAGCGTCAGGGCGAGCTGGCCCTGGTGACCGGCTGGCTGGGGGCGACCGGGGCTGCCGGCAGCGCCCTGGGCGGCATGCAGGCGCGCCGGCAGGCGCGCCTGGACGCGGCGCGCTCGCGCAGCTGGAACAGCCGCGCCGACGGCGGGCGGGGGGTCTACTGATGGCGATCCTTCCCCGATCGGCGCCGCGCGCCGAGCGTCCCTCGACGGCGCAGGTGGATTACGGCGGCGTGGCCCAGGGCCTGGATGCGCTGGCGCGCGGGGCGGCGGCCTATGCCGAGGTGGGTCTCAAGCGCAAGGCCGATGAGGCCGACCGCTGGGCCGATCAGCAGTTTCAGGCCTGGCGGACCGAGAACGATGCGCGCCTGGCCAGCGCCCAGGCCACCTATGACGGCGCAGAGCCTGGCCTGACCGAGCGTGGGCTGGCCGAAACCGACGCGTCCTTCTCGCCCCTGATCGGTGGCGAGGGCGATCTGATGCGCCGTGACGCCCTGCAGCGGCGTTTCGATGGCTATCGGGGGGCGGTCGGCAACAACCTGTCGCAGATCGAAGCCGCGAAACGGGCCGAGCCGCTGGCGCTGCAGGCCAAGGCGCGCGAGGACGCCGAGGCGGCGGTGGACGAGATCGCCTTTGGCAGGCTTTTCGAGACCCGCCAGACCGCGCGACGGACGGGCGGCCTGGGGGCGATGACCGCCCAGGGGCGGCTGGATGATTTCGACGGGGCGCTGCAGGAGGCGCTGAAGGCCACGCCAGAAGCGCGACGCCCGCGCCTCGAGGCCGCGATGGCCTCGCGCCGCGCCGACGAGTTCGCCAAGGGGCAGCGCGAGGAGCGGGCCGCCACCCTGGGCCTGGTGGCCCAGACGGCGACGCAGGGTCTCGATACGTTGAGCAACACGCTGCTGAGCAACCCCGGCGCCTATGGGGAGGCCAAGGCGCTGCTGCCGCGCCTGTCGGCCGGCATTCCCGATCCGGAGACGCGGGCCAAATTCGAGTTCGAGGCGCGCGGCGTCGTGGCCGGTTCTTACGTGCAGGGCCTGATCAACGAGGGGCAGTACGGATCTGCCAAGGCGCTGCTGGATGGCGGGACGCTGGACCGTGATCTGGATCCGTCGCGAAAGCAGGCCTACCTCCAGCAACTGGCCGTGGCCGAGCGGGTGGGCAAGCGGCGCGCCCGGATCGCGGTGGGCGGTAGTGGCGACGATGACGACGACGGCGGCGGCTGGAACGGCGCCAGCCTGCCGGGCGGCCCCAGCTTCGAGAACCTGAAGAACGGCTACGCTTCGGATCCGATCAAGTATGCGGTCAAGAAGGGCAAGGCGCCGGTCGAGGCCATGGACCCGAACATGGGCCTGGTGGACGGCGCCGGCGCAGGCGCGTGGGGGGCGACGCTGCAGCAGCGCCGGGCGGTCGGTGTGGAGCTGCATCGCGCCGACGGTGTGCAGCAGCGCATGCTGACCAACGCCGAGGTGACGTTCTACAAGGACGCGTTCGAGCGGGATCCCACGGCACGCTATCGTGTGGCCGAGGAGGCGCGGGGAGCGATCGGCGGCCAGGGCGCACAGGATCTGCTGCGCGAGATCGGCGTGGGAGATGAAGCGCCGGTCACGGCGGTGATCGCGCACCTGGCGGCGGGGGGCAGTCGCAAGTTTGCCGCCGACGCCCAGCGCGGGCTTGGCCTGAAGGCGCAGGGCGCGGAGTTGACCGCGGTCGAGAGGCGGGCTCTGACGGCGACGTTCGAACCGTATCGAGGCAGCTTCAGCGCCGTGCCGGAAACCTTCCTGGCGGCCCAGCGCGCGGCCGAGGCGGCCTATCTGGCCGACAAGGCCAGCGGAACCCTGGCCGAGCCCGACTACTACGCCTTGCGGGCGCTGGGCGGCGTGCGGGTGAACAACACCACCTATGGCGGCGGCGCGACGATGCGTCGTCAGGCAACGGTTCTGCCTGGCTGGCTGAACCCGGACTATGCGGACGACGCCCTGCGGACCCTGGGCGACGTGTGGGCCAAGGGCGAGTTGGGGCCGCGGTTCGGCAACGGCGAAAAGATGACCGCCGCCCAGATCGGCAAGCTGGCGCTGAAGGTGACGCCAAGTGGCTGGTACCAACTGGTCAACGACAAGGGGCAAGTGGCCCTGCGCAAGAACGGACAGCCGTTCATGTTCGACATGGATCGCGACCGCGCTTTCCTGGGCAAGCGCCTGGGTGGCAAGGCCGTTCTGGGGGCGAACTGATGGGCAGCATCCTTTCCGCCCTGCCGGTGGAGCCGCGCCGGCAGGGCCAACCGGCTCAGCCGATCGCGGCCCCGGTGGGCCGCATCGAGGCCTTCCGCAGCAACCTCGACGCCCAGGTGCAGCTCTACAACACCGACGCGCGCCAGGAGCGCGCGCGCCAGGACCTGATGGCGCGTCACCGCGACATCGAGCGGCGGGTGGGCAAGGCGCTGCCGTGGTCGGCGTTCATGCAGGCGGGCGAGCCGGAGGCGGCCGGCGGCGCGGCGGACGACGATCTGGGGTTCAATCCCGGGCGCGAGGCGCTGGAGCGCCAGCTGGGCTTGCGGCCGGCGGGGGCGCTGGACGAGGCGGCCTATGAAGCGCAGATCGACAAGCTTCGCGAACAGCACCCCCAGGCCATGGCCGGGGTGAAGGCACGCGGCGAACTGGACGCCGAGCGTGACCGTGGGTTCAACGACCTGGCCAGGCGCGCGGCGGCGGGCGCGGAGGCCGCGCCGGTGAGCGCCTTCGCCGGCAGTGTGGCCGGCGGCCTGCTGGACGCGCCGAACCTGCTCGCCGGGTGGGCGACCGGCGGCGTGGGCGCCTCGCGCGGGATGGCCCAGCGGGTGCTGATGCAGGGCGGGGTGAACGCCGCCCAGGAAGCGGCCATGACGCCGGGGCGCATCAGCGACGCGCGGTACGGCGGGCCAAAACCGACCGTGGGTGAGATCGCCGGCAATGTGGTGACGGCCGGGGTTGGCGGCGCGGCGTTCGAACTGGGCGGCAGCGCCCTGGGCGCTGCGCTGCGCCGCGTGACCCCCGCGCGCGAGACGGCGCAGGCGCGGGCGGTCGAGGTGCTGGAAGACATCGAACGCATGGAGACGGCCGTGGGCCGTCAGGATGGCGAGGTGTTCGACGCGGCGACGGCGGCGCTGGCTCGTGGGGAGGATCCGCGCGCGGCCGTGGTGGAAATGAGATCGCGGGCGGGCGAATTCGTCGTTGAGCCGGGGCCTGACAATTCGTTCTTCGTGTCGCCGACCGAAACGACGGCCAGGCTGAACGGCTTACGCACGACCGATGGCCTGTTTGGCTGGGTCGAGGACGGGCGGTTGAGGATTGAGAGCGCCAACCTGCCTGAGCATGCGCGAGGCGTGGGCTTGGGTGTTGGGGCCTATCGTCAGGGCATTGCCGAGGCCAGGGCGCGCGGCGTCGATTTCGTCAGCGACCAGGAAGTCAGCGCTGATGCGCAGCGCGTGTGGGCGTCGCTAGGGCGGCGCGGGTATGCCGTCGAGCAGAACTCGGCGGCGGTCGTCGTTGACCGCCGGGGCATGCTGAGGACGCCCGATGGATCGCCAGTGTTTCGGATTGGGGCCGAGAGCATACAGGCGGTGGCGCCCGCGCCGCCCGTCATGGTCCGCTCGCCCCTGGAGGCCGAGGTGCTGAAAACCCTCGCCGCCAAGCCCGGCCGCCTGGAGGCCGTGGCGCGACAGGGCGACGCGATCGAGGCGGCCGGCGGCGGCCTCGCGGCCGATCCTGTGGCGGCCTCGGCGGCCGTCGAGGGGGTGGCGCTGGCGGTGCTGCGGCGTGGCGATCGGGGCGTGGCCAAGGCCCTGGCGGGGGCCGAGGAGAAACTGGCGGCTGGGGCGAGCCTGGCCGAGGTGGCCCCGGGCGTGGCCAGGGCCGTGCGGGCGGCGGCGCGGCAGGCCGAGAAGGTGGAAGCCGCGCGCGCGGCGGCGATCGACCCGCCGGCCGCGCCAGAGGCGGCGCGCGCCCAGGCCGAGGCGTTCGGTGATCCGTTCGGGCCGGCGGCGCAGGCGCAGATCAGGCCCAAGCCCGAGGGCGCGGACCTGGAGGCCGGCAAGGGGCCGCCGGGCATGCTGGATGATCTGGAAGCGCCCGACACGTACGAGCGCGCCCACGCCGCCCTGAAGGCCTGCGCCCCGGGCTAAGCCCCCCGGACCTTCTGGCCCTGCAGGATTTCCGCTCCACTGCCGGAAGGGAAAGACTATGCAATCGGATACGCTGAAGGCCACCGACGATTACAGCGCCGCGCAAGCGACCGCGCCGCGCGTCTCGCTGGCGGATATGGTGGGCAAGATCGTCGGTGAGTTCTACTTCACCGGCAACCAGGCGCTTCAGGCGATCAACCAGGCCGACGGCGCCGATTACCCGTACGTTCACGCGTTGGACGTGCTGACCATCTGCATCCTGGTCATGTGCAACGGCTTCACGATCATCGGCAAGTCTGCGCCGGCCTCGCCGGAGAACTTCGACGCCGAGAAGGGCAGGCGCTTCGCCTACGAGGACGCGATCAAGCAACTGTGGCCGCTGGAGGGCTATGCCCTGCGTGAACGCCTCTCGGCGCGATAAGCGCCGTGGCCCGCGATGTTCCGGAATTGCCGCCCGAGGTGCTTGCCGCCTTGCGGGCGGCTGAGCTGCGGATGATCGCGGGCCTTCTCCGCGCCGATGGTCAGCACGGCCGCGCAGCGGACGCCGAACACAATGCCCTGCTTATCGACCCGCCGAAGGGGCGCGCATGACCACCCCGTTCCAAGCCTGTATCGCCGACGCCCTGGCCAAGGGCGATCTGGACGCCGAGACCGCCGCCGAGGTGCGCGAGGCCTATGACGGCGCGCGCGAGGCCGCGGCCGACCTGGGCGACGTGGAAGCTGATCGCGCCGGTGCGAGCGCGGCGCTGACGGCGATGGAGCGCAAGGCCCTGCGGGCCAAGGCGCATCAGGCGCTGATGGTGCGCACGCGCGTGGCGCGGCTGGAAGACGCCGTGCAGTTCCTGGAGGCGCGCGGCTACACCGGCGTGTCGTTCGATGCGGGCGAGGGCGACGGCAAGCCGCCCAAGGGCGGGTGGACGCTGACGGGCAAGCCGCCGCCCGAGGGGCATTACAGCAAGGGCGCGGTTCTGGCCGACTATCTGAAGGAACTGGTGGACGGCAGCGGGGGGCTGGCGGGCGCGGCGGGGCCTTCGGTGAAGGGGCGGTACCAGGCCCTGGCCGGGTCGTTCCAGGCGATGATGGCCGACCTGGCCGAGGCGTTCGACAGCGTGACGGGCCTGCCGACCAAGGGTCGCGCCATTCTGGACAACCTGGTGCGCGAGGCGTTCGGCGAGGACACCGGCGACCGGGCGGCCAAGGCTTTGGCAAAAGCGTGGGGCGACACGGCCGAGTATGCCCGCGGCCTGTTCAATGCGGCCGGCGGCGAGATCGGCAAGCTGGAGCGCTGGGGCCTGCCGCAGAGCCACGATCCGCTGGCGCTGAAGGGCGTGGGCAAGGACGCCTGGATAGAGGCGATCCTGCCGGCGCTGGACGTGGGCCGGATGCTCGACAACTTCACCAACGCGCCCTACGGCCCGCCGCAGATGCGCCGGGTGCTGGGCGAGATCTACGACAGCGTGGTTACCCTGGGCGCGACCGAGCGCGAACTGGGCGAGAGCCTGGGCAAGGGCAAGGTGGCCAACCAGCGCCAGGAAGGCCGTTTCCTGGTGTTCAGGGACGCCGACGCCTGGATCGCCTATCAGCAGCGGTTCGGCGCCGCCGACCCATACGTGGCCATGATGCGCCACCTGGACGGCATGGCGCGCGACATCGCCCGCATGCAGGTGCTTGGCCCCAACCCCGACTATCAGCTGGAGTGGCTGAGCCGGGCGGCCCTGCGCATGGGCGACATCGAGGGCGCAGGCGTGCAGGCGCGGGCCAATGTGGAAAGCGCCCGCCAGATGTATGGCCACCTGACCGGCGAGCTGGGCGGCCCCTATGGCCCCAACGTGGTGCTGGCGCGAGTGGGGCAGATGGTGCGCGGCAGCCTGACCGCGTTCCAGCTGGGCGGGGCGGTGATCAACGACCTGCTGAGCAATCCGGTGTTCGCCGCCCAGGCCAAGGCCCATGCTGGTCTTTCGGCCCTGCCTGACTTCCAGGCCTATTTCCGGCAGGTGACCAGCCCGCAGGCGCGGGCGGCGGCGCGGCGCACGGGCTTCATCGCCGAGAACGCCCGGGTGCGGCAGGCCGAGGCGATCCAGCCCTTTCTGCGCGCCGGAACGGTGGGCAAGAAGGCCTGGGAGGGCGCCAACGCGTTCTCGTCGCTGCTGCCGCACTGGGTGAACGTGGCGGGCCTGCTGGACGGCAACATGCAGGCCAGCAGGCGGGCGTTCCAAGACGAGTTCATGGGCTATGTGATGGACCGGCGGGGGTCGTCCCTGGCCCAGCTGGAGACCAGCGCCGACGCCGAGGAGCGCGCCTTCGCCCAGCTGCTGCGCGCGCGGGGGTGGGCCGACGAGGAGTGGGCCGTGGTCGGCCAGATCGAGCCGGAGCGGTTCGGCGCGGGGGCGGAGTTCGTTTCGCCCCAGGCCCTGGGCAGGGCCGGCCATGAGGAACTGGGCTGGAAGCTGGCCGAGACCATCGAGCGGGAGACCCGGTCCGTCGTGCCCGAGCCCAGCCTTTGGGCGCGGGCAAAGATGATGGGGGCCACGCGGCCTGGCACCGTGCGCGGCGAAGTCTGGCGCAGCCTGATGACCTATCGCAGCTTCAGCGTGACCCAGACCTACAGCTGGGGGCGTGAGTTCATCTTCCGCGCGGCGCAGCAGGGGCAGGATGCGCGCACGCCATGGAAGCTGCGCCTGGCCGCGCAGGTCGCGCCGCTGATCATCGGCGCCACGCTGGCCGGCGCCCTGACCGTGTGGACCAAGGACATGATCAAGGGCCGAGACCCCAGGCCCGTGTGGAGCGACGATCCCGACCAGCAGGGCAAGGTGGCCTACAAGTTCTGGGCGGCGGCGCTGGCCCAGGGCGGCGGCCAGGGGATACTGGGCGACTTCATGTTCGCGGCCGAGGCGCGCAACGGCAAGTCATCGGCCCTGACGGCGTTCGGGCCGGCCGCCGGGTTCGTGGCCGACACCTGGGAGTTGACGGCGGGCAATATCGACCAGGCCGTCAAGGGCGAAGACCCGCGCGCGGGCCGTGACGCCGTGCGCTATGCCGGGCGCTACAACCCGCTGGCCAGCCTGTGGTGGAGCCGGGCGGCCATGGACCGGATGGTCATCGACCAGATCCAGCGCCTGATCGACCCCGAGGCCGACGAGCAGTTCCAGCGCCAGAGCCGGCGCCTGGCGAGGGAGTATGGCCAGGGCGAGTGGTGGCCGGAGGGGCAGGCCCTGCCGTCGCGGGCGCCGAACCTGGCCAACGCGGTGGAGCCGGTGCAGCCCTGACCTAACCCCCCCGCCCGCGCGCGAGGGCGACCCTGAGGCCCCATCGAGGCTAGGGCGACCGCCAGCATGACTGTGAATGTCGAAAATCCGGATACCATCCTGTTGCCGACCGGAGCCGCGCTGGGGCCGTTCTCAACCGTCTGGAGTTATGCTGCGCCTGAAGAGGTGCTGGTCGTGATCGAGGTCGACGGGGTGGAAGGCGAGCCCCTGGCGCTGGGTGTCGACTATACCGTGCTCGGCGTTCCTCGCGAGGCGGGCGGTAGCACCGGCGAGGTCACGCTGCGTGGGGCGGCTCTGCCTGGCGGGGGCTGGCAAGTGCTTGGCGAGCATCGCCTGATCCTTCGGCGCCGGACGAACCGTTCACAGTCGACGCCTTATGGGCAGGTCGAGGGTTTTCGCCCGAGGGTGGTCGAGATCAGCTTCGACGACTTGGTGCGCCAGGTTCAGGAACTTACCGCTCTTGTCGCCCGCGCGGTGCTGGGCCAGGCGGGCGAGCGGGGGTTGAACCTGCCGGCGCCTGGGCTGCGGGGCGATGGGCGATACCTGACCTTCAAGGATGGTCAACTGGCGACAGCGGGGGCGGTGGCCGCCGGCCAGCTGGCCAGCGATTTTGGGCAAGAACTCATCCTGTCTGAAACGGGCGCGGCCGCGCGGACCGTGCTCGGTGTGGCGGGATCGACCGATGGGACGAAAAGCTGGCTGGGAGAAACTGCGCTCACTGGAAATGCGGGGGCCAACAATACCGTGGTCGGCTATGGCGCGGGGGCTTATGGCTCGGGCGGGTTGATGTCTGTGCTTGGTCAGGGCGCGAACATGTTCGCAGGCGGAGATTTCGCGTCGGCCGTTGGGGTGACCAGCAACATCTACGCTTCGGGGGCCGCCCGTACGAGCATTGGCGCTTTGGCGGGGCGGTTGGGCTACGGCGGCTATACGGTATCTCTGGGCTTTGCGGCGGGGCAGGGTCTCGATGGCGAGAACAATATCTGCATCGGCAATCATGCGGGCAGCCCCACCCGGCTGGCCTATCCGCTGAGCGGTCTTGGTGTGGATCCGGTGCTGAACCGTATCACCAGCAACACGCCGGCTTTGAGCGTGCCGACGGATCTGGCCATCGGTCGGTACTATCGTCTGCAGTTCGAGAACGGCGCGGGGACTGCGCCAGCGCCGTTGGCGTCGGTCAGCACCTTGGTGCGGCTGATCAGCAACGCTGGCGGCGTATGCGTATGGCAGGCGATTGACGTGGATATCACGACATCCGGGGCGGGCGCTTACACCTGCGGCCTATGCTTCGCCCATTATGACGGCCAGATCAGTATCGGCGACAGCGCGTTCGCTGGACCGAACGAGGCTCGCCACGGGTTTTCGAATACCCGGTGGCTTCTTCCGAGCCTGGGCGCCGTCAACGTGGTTTCCATGGGGCGCTCGCCGTATGAGACCGACGATGTCTATCCCACGATCGAGCGGTGGCGCAGCTTCTGCTTCCGCTGGGGTGGGCTGTTCAGTCTGGCGGGGGAGCCTACGTGGCTGGACCTCGGGGTGGGCGATGTGCGGCGCTGGCGGGCGCTGCTCGATGTGGGTGGAGACCTTTCCATCGTTCGGTTCGACATGGCGGGCGTTAGCCAGGGAGCGGTGCTGACCTTCAAGGCCGACGGTCGCATCGCCACCTCGGGGACGCCTGTCTATGCCGATAACGCAGCTGCGTTGGCCGGCGGCCTTGTGGCGGGGGATGGCTATCGGACGGCCTCGGGGGTCAGGATGGAGGTCTATTGAGGCCAGTCTCTAAGCCCCCCGCATTCGCGCGCGGGCGAAGCTGGCGGCATGACCAAGATCACCGCGCTGCAGCTGCAGCAACTGAGCCGCAAGTGTGACTATGTGAGGCTGGCGCCGCTGATCACGGTCGCCTGCGTCAACAACGGGATTGTCGCGCCGGGCGACGTGGCGGCCTTCGTCGCCACCAACTGCGTCGAGAGCATGGGCCTGACGCGCTTCGTCGAAAGTCTTGACTACAGCGTCGAGGCGTTGATCTCCAAATTCGGCCGGCATCGGATCAGCGAGGCCGACGCTCGCAAGTTGGGGCGGCTGGAAGAAGTGCGCGGCGGGCGCAAGGTGGTGTTGCGGGCGGCCCATCAGAACGCCCTGGCCAACATTCTCTATGGCGGCGAGTTCGGCCGGCGCGAGCTGGGCAACACCGAGCCAGGCGATGGCTGGCGCTTTCGTGGCGGTGGGCCGGGCCAGGTCACCGGCAGGTCCTGGTACGCGCGCCTGGAAAGGGAAACCGGCTTGCCGCTTCTCGCCCAGCCGGAGCTGCTGCGGGATCCGGGGGTGGGTTTCGAGGTCACGGCGCGCCTCTGGCGCATCATGGGCATGGGCGCGCTGGTGGGCGGCCCCGCCGAGGCGCTGCGGAAGAAGTGGAACGGCGGGCTGAATGGCCTGGCCGAGTACAAGGGCTGGCTGATCCAGACCCGCAACATTCTGGGGGCTTGACCATGGCGGATATAGGCGACATCGCCAGTCTGGTGGGCGGCACGGCGACGGGTGGGCTGCTGGGCCTGGGCGGGGCGCTGGCCCAGAAGGTGGCCGGCTACTACATCGACAAGCAGAAGGCCAAGGACGACCTGGCGGCCAAGCAGGCCGAGTATGCCCACGCCCTGGACATGGCGCGCCTTGGCCAGTCGGCCGAGGCGGCCAAGGCTCAGGCCGACCTGCTGCTGGCCAAGCTGTCGGGAGAGGTGGCCTCGCTGCAGGCGTCGATCGCCGACAACACCGCGCTGATGGGGCGGGTTTCGCCCTGGGTGGCCGACGTGAACGGCCTGGCGCGCCCGGGGCTGACGCTGCTGCTGGTGCTGGCGGCGATGCTGACGGCGCTGGCCGTTACGCTGGGGGCGACGGATGCGTTGCTCAACCCGTTTTATCAGTTCAGCAGCATGGCCAGCATGGCGGTGGCCTGGTGGTTCGGCTCGCGCGACGGCGGTAGGGCTCGGGCGTAACCGTTCGCCGGCGCCGGCGTTGTGATCTGCGAGGGGGTGAAGGTGAGCGAAGGACGCCAGACCGTGGCTGGAGCCTATCAGAAGATCGAAGCGCACGAGGAGTTGTGCGCCGAGCGCTATGCCAACATCCACGCCAAGCTCGACGAGGTGAAGGGCGACCAGAAGGCCGCCCGCAACGCCATGTTCGGCCTGGCCATGGCGATCGTCGGCTGGCTGGTGGTGCAGATCTACACCGACCTCAAGGCGCCCAGGGCTGCGCCGACGGCCGTGGTGGCGGTCAATCCCGCGCCGGCGCCTCAGCCTTCACAGATCGCACCCCGTTAGCGTCGTCGGCCCGGAAGCGGGCGACGTAGTGCAGCATGCCGACGTCCATGCAACTGACGTCGACCGCACTGGCCGCCAGGCCGCCGCAGCGCGTCCGGCAGGTGAGGGCGCAGGTCGTCAGCAGGTGGGCGATTGGCCTGGCGGCGCTGGGGTGGTCGACGACCTTGGCCAGGTGGAGGTCGGTGGAGTGCCGGCAGCCGGGGCAATGGACCGTGACCCGCCAGCCGAGGTCGGCGCAGACGCGCAGGGTGATCAGATCGGGGTTGATGGGCCAGCGTTCGCGCAT